AATAACGTAATTCAAGAACCAGGTGCAGGAAAAGCATACACAGCGGCAGGCACAACTTTAACACTTTCAGCTGCAACAGCAGGATCAGACACAATGTATTGTGTGTATATTGGCAAAGCGGTACAAACCGTAAACCCAGGTGCAGGATCGGTTGGAACGACAGCGCTTGCAGATAACGCCGTTACAGAAGCTAAACTTAATGTATCGAACTCACCAGTTAATGGTTACGTTCTCAGCGCCCAGTCAGGTGCAGCAGGTGGACTTACATGGGCAGTGGATGCAGGAGGAGCAGCTTTAACAGGTTCTACTGATAATACAATTACTACAGTAACAGGTGCTAACGCTATTCAAGGTGAAACTAATCTTAGATTTGACGGAACAAGTTTAGCTATCGGTAATACTAACTTTGCTAGTTTTGATGCTGATGCTAAAAATGCAGTTATAGGTACTGGGTCAGGAGATAATGGTGCTACTATATATTCTGATGGTTCTAGTTCTGGTAGTATTTTTTTTGCAAATGGCACAGCAGGTACACAAACTAAACAAGGACAAATTGTTTATGAGCAAAATAATTCTACTATGCTTTTAAAAACAGCTAATGCAACAGCTATGAGTATTGATGGCTCTGGTGATGTAACACAACCATTACAACCAACATTTATGATAGCACAAACTGGCGCTTTAACAGTAGCTAATGGTCATACATTATTTTCAACTAATACTACTGAACGATGGGATGTAGGTGGAAATGTAAGTGGTGCAACTTTTACTGCACCTGTCACAGGAAAATATTTTTTAAATTATAACATGTTGTATGAAAGTGTTAGTGATGATTCAGTTTTTGAAGATGTAATTATAACATCAAACAGAAGTTATGCAATGTGGAGAAATAGTAGAGGATATGCAAGTAATGCTTCATATGTTTATAACGCTTTAAGTGTTATTGCAGATATGGATGCTAACGATACTGCTTATGTTCAACATGGTGGTGGAGCAAATGGAGTTGTTCATTACTCAAATGCAAATTGGCCTTGGTTTCAAGGTTACTTATTAGGATAGTCAAGATGAAACAATCAAACATAAAGGAGTTATAAAATGGCTAAAACAATTACACTTACAATATCAGATATTGATGAAAAATTATTATACGATCAGTTATTAGTAACAGTAACTAAAGATGGTGTTGATAATGAGGGAATAAAAGATTGGCACGAACAAGCAAGTAGTGGCAAAATTAATAGTGCTTGGAAAAAATTTCAACAAGAGTGGACTACAAAGTTAATGAATGATGATTCATTTACTGACCCTATTCCATCTAACAAAGAAGCATTTGTTAATTTAGTTACAGCTAGAGCAGACTATAAAACAAGACAACAATTACACGATGAGGCTCTTATTTAATGGCACTAAGTAAAATAGATGTAAGCAAAATGATAACTGGTGTTACACCATTAGCAAATGGTGGAACTGGTGGTACATCAATACCAGCTACTAATTTAGCTTCAGGTGTAACGGGAACGTTGCCTGTTGGTAGTGGTGGCACAGGATTAACTTCTGGTACAACAGATCAAATTTTAAAATTTACAGGTAGCACTACTTTAGCTAGTGCAGCAGAAGCTGCAGGCGGTAAACTTTTACAGGTAGTTACTCAAACTAAAAACTCAGATAGTTTTACAACATCTAATAGTTATTCTACTGTATTTACTTGTGCTATAACTCCTTCTGCAACAAGTAGTAAAATTTTACTAATAGGTTCAATTCAATATAATAATTATGGTAATGGCAGTACAAGTTTTCCACATGGTACTATTCAACTTTTAACTAATAGTGACGCAACTTTATGCAGAGCATATGGCAACTTTTCTGGAAATGTAAGCACAGACCAAACAGACCAATTTGACAGTACACTTGCTTTAGTAGCGTATGATTCTCCGAATTCTACTTCGGCTCAGACATACAAAGTTTCTTATAAAACTGGTGCAGGTAGATTTGGAATAATGGGAGCAGGATCAAATAGAAATGATGGTTCATCATTAACTTTAATTGAGATAGCTGCATGATGACAGACTTTGATAAAATGACAACAAGCATTGAAAAGCTACAAGCTAATTCAAAATACACTGTTGATTATGATGGTGGCCTAGTAAACGAAGCACTTTTTAATTCTATAAATTGGATAAGTACAAATAATTTAACATGGACAGCAGTAAAAACAGAAATGGATAAACTATAATGCCGTACGTAGGACGCGATTTAAGTATAGGGGATAGAAAGATATTGACGCCAACAGGCTCAACGCCGGCGACAACATATACCTTACAGAATGCTTCTGTGGATTACCATCCATCAGCGGCGCAAAATTTAATTGTGTCAGTTGGAGGAATTATACAAGCACCTACAACAGCATATACAATTTCAGGGGCTACGATAGACTTCTTAGGAGTATCGGTTGCAGCAGCAAATATTGACTTTATTGTTGCGATGGGTGAAGATGTTGATGTAGGCACCCCTTCAGATGGGACTGTATCTGCAGCAAAATTGTCCTCGACTTTTTACGCAGAAAACCCTAAAACATACTCAGATATAACAATAAGTTCTGCTAGTAATGGTATGGCCGCTGGGCCAATAACTATTACTGGTACTTTAACAATTCCTTCGGGATCAACCTTTACGGTAGTATAATGAGTGAAATATTAGCAAATAAATTATCACCATCAACGGGTACTTCTGTTCAATTAGGGGACTCAGGTGATACCATAACTATACCTGCCGGAGCTACATTAACAAATAGTGGAACAATGAATGCTTCAGCAATTACAGCTGGAACATTACCAATTGCACGTGGTGGCACAGGTTCATCATCAACAACATTTGTCAACGCAGCAACAAACATTACAGGTAACCTACCCGTAGCAAATCTTAACGGTGGATCATCAGCTTCTTCAAGCACGTTCTGGCGTGGAGATGGTGCCTGGGCAGCAGCTGGTGGTGGTTTAATTCATCTTAGTACAATATCAATATCTTCAAGTACAGCATCAGCAACTTTTTTACAGGGAAGTAATGGAGTTGACATAAATAGTGGTACATACGAAAACTTTTTAATTATTGGTTCTGGAATACAAGTATCTAACGATGATGACTCAATAAGAGTTTCATTTAGTATTGATAACGGTTCAAATTATAATGCACAAACATATAGAGCAACTGACTCAGTAGAAATGACTCAAAGTACAAGTAATTCTAGTGCAGGTACAGCTGCGGAATCAAATTCTGGTCCATCACAATTAGCTGGTGCTGTTGGAAATAATTTAGGTAATGGTTTTGCATTTACTATGTATTTGTTTAACTTGAATAGTCTTTTAGTTAAAAAGCACGTTTTAGTAGAAGCATTAGAAGAACAACATAACTTAATTTATAAAAAAAGAAGTTCATTTATTACAGTCGCAGAATACAATGCCGCAATAGATGGAATAAGATTTAACTGTAATGCAGGTACTTTTTCAAAAGGAACTTTCAGACTATATGGGATAACAAATGGCTAAATATAAACATAATATAAATGGTGTAGAAGTGGATTTTACACCAGAAGAAGAAGCAATAAAAGACGCAGAAGCTAAAGCATGGAATGATGCTAAAGCAGATAGAAAACTTGCACACATAAAAGAAATTAGATTACAAAAATTAAAAGAAACAGATTTCTATGCACTAGGAGATGTAACGATGAGTGATGCGATGAAAACATATCGTCAAAATATGAGGAACATTCCTGCCAACCACACGGATGAAGCAGCATATGATTTGCTTTTAGCAAGAGATCCAGATACAAAAGAATTAACACATAACGTATGGAGTAAACCGTGAGTAAAATATTTGTAGACCAGGTAGATCCAAAAACAGGTACCTCGCTAACACTTGGTACATCAGGCGATACGGTAAACATACCGTCAGGTGTGACGATTGCCAATGCAGGAACGGCAACAGGTTTCGGTGTTTCATTAGCTAATGGTGTGGATAATAGAGTAATTACTTCTTCAAGTGCTACAGCATTAAACGGAGAAGCCAACTTAACTTTCGATGGAACAGATTTAACTTTAGGAACTGGAAATATAGTTTTTGGTACAGCTTCTAAAGGAGTTTATCTTGGAGTCACTGCAGCAACAGCTTCTAATTTATTAGATGATTATGAAGAAGGTACTTTTACTCCTACTTGGATAACAAGTGGAGGTAATTTATCTCCTAGTGGCTCAGTAACTCCTGCTTCTACTTCTGGAACATATACAAAAATTGGTGATTTAGTTACTGTACAATTTATTACAGGTTTATTTAGTGTAACAGGTACAAGTGGTTCTTATCAAATAACAAATTTACCTTTTGCTACTAATTCAGCACAACCTGCAGTTGGTGCAGTTCGTGAGTATGGTCAAACAGGACATTTAGGTTATTGTTATATAAATGGTAATTCAAGTACAGCAGTAGTTTATGGCACTACAACTGCAGGACAAGTAAATAATCCATATTTTTATGGGTGCATAACATATAAGGTTTAATTAAATGGCAATAACAGAAGAAAAAAAATTAGTTAAAACAGAAATTGTAAGTGATTATAAAATTATTCAAGTTGCTTATGATATTATTTATAAAAAAGATGGTGTTGAAACTATGAGAAAAAGATGGAGAAATTCTTTTCAACCAGATGCAGATGTTTCTGGAGAAGAACAAGAAATAAAAGATTTAGCAACTTTGTATTGGACAGATGAATTAAAAGCATCTTGGCAAACAAAAGTTGAAAACGATAACAAACTAGGAAAAGATAGATAATGGTATCACAAATTAAAGTAAACGAAATTATCAAACAGTCTGGATCGTCAATTACAATTGGTGAGTCAGGAGATACGATTAATCTTGCAGGGTCAGCGTATGCTACGCCAGGAAATATGACTCCAATATTTTTAGCAACAGGTGGAACTGCGCAATCTGGTTTATCAGATAATACTACTACTTTGAGAATTTTTAATAGTGAAATATATGATACTGACAATGCTTATGACACTTCTACTGGATTATTCACTGTTCCTACAACAGGTAAATATGTTATTATTGCAGGAATTAACATTGATGGTGGTTCTAATACTGGAACAGAATTTGCATTGGGTTTATCTTTAGGTGGTGACGCTTCTGCAACTGGTCATACATTTTTAAAATTTAATTCTGCCTCATTAATAAGGTGGGATGCAAACATAACGGTAGTTAGAAGTTTAACGGCTAGTAATACTGTTGGAGTATATGGAAGAATGAACACAAGTTCTGGAGATTGGAATATGTATAGTGGAACAAACACCAATTATTTTGGTGCATTTAGGATTATAGAATCATGACAAGTGAAATAAAAGCAGATAAATGGTCACCAGCGTCAGGTACCGCTGGTACAATTGGCGACAACGGTGACACGTTTACAGTGCCGTCAGGCGTTACGCTTGATATAGCATCTGGTGCAACAGCAGATTTTACTGGAGCTACAGTTACAGGATTAACTGATAATAATACTTGGGTTTTATTAGATGATACTTATATTTCTAGTTCAACAGCTAGTGTAACTTATTCATCATCTTTAATTACAGATACTTATGAGCAATATGTAATCACTGGATCTGCTATTCAAGTTGCTAGTGCAGGTAGTGGTAATATAGCTTTGTATGTTAGTGCAGATAATGGAAGTAGTTATTATTCAGGTGGCACTGATTATTCAAGATCAGTTTATGTTGGTCAAAGTGCTTTATCATCTAATACTGTAATTAGTAGAAGTGGGGATGCAGGAGCTGTTGAAGTAACTGGTAATGCTTATGATTTTGGACAAGGTGCTTATGGAAATGCGTCATTTGTTGTTCGTTGTTTTAATTTAAAAAATTTAGCAACTGGAAGCGGTGCAAGAAGATTATTTGAAGTATTTTCAGTTTACATGGATAAAGACAGCACGAGTAATTTTGTATGTAATCAAGGTATGGCTTTTTTTAAAGGAGCTACTGGCGAAATAAATAATATAAAACTTTCACTTTCTCATAGTAATACTTTTGCTGAAGGCGAATTTAGATTGTATGGACTTAAATAATGTATAAAATTGTAGATGGTAAACAAATAGAAATGACAGCAGAAGAAATTTCTGCACATAATTCTTGGTCAGAAACAGACGCACAAAAATTACAAAAAATAAAAGATTTACGATTAGATAAGTTAATGGAAACTGATTGGTGGGTTTTGCGTGGAAATATGACAGAAGCACAAACTCAATACAGACAAAAGCTGAGAGACATACCTGCTGATTATGATAGTTCTAAATATGATGAACTATTAGCAAGAAACACAGATGGCAACTTAACACACAGCGTATGGAGTAAACCGTAATGGCACTTACTAGACTAGGATTAAATCAATCAATAAATTTAGCGAGCAACGTTACAGGTACGCTTGCTACAGGTAATGGTGGAACTGGCGCTACAAGTTTTTCTCCTGGTAAGGTTTTACAAGTCGTAAATACTTTATTTAATACACAAACAGATTCATCATCAACAAGTTATGCTGATACTGGTATGAGTAGAACAATTACTTGTTCTGCAACATCAAGCAAAGTTTTAATTTTAGTTAGTCATGGAGGATTATTAAAAGAAACTAATGATGAAGCTGGAAAAATACAATTAGGTAGAACTATAGGTGGCTCTTACACAGCTTTAGCTATGTTTGAAAATGACTATGGTAGAAATGGAGCATCAACATTAAATGCAGTTGGTGGAGCATCTACTTGTTACTTGGATTCTCCGTCAAGTACAGCGGAAATTACATATAAAACAAGATTTGCTAATTCTGTTTCGGCAGATGCTTTAGTTAGAATTTCTCAAAACAATGCAACAGCGACAATAACTTGTATGGAGATAGGTGCATAATGGATAATAATATTAAATGTATGAGAGCAATTCAAACATTAAAACCAAATACTGAATGTATTATGAGAAACTCTATTGATAATGAAACAAACTTTAATAAAATAGAATGGGTTACTGGTACAGATGATACAGGTGGTGCAATTACAACAACAACTAATCCTCATTCAGAACTAAGTTGGGCAGCCGTCAAGGCTGAGATGGATAAGCTCTAATGACTTTCGGCGCAGCAGCATTTGCGACCGAAACATTTTCTCAAGGTCAATCATCATTTGGTAGCATAATTGTTGTACCTACAGGGGTACGTGCAACCTTTGGTTTAGGTACTGTTACTGTAACTGGAAACAGTGTTATTGATAATTTAACAGGGGTACGTGCAACCTTTGGGGTAGGTTCACTTACTGTTACCGGTGATTCTAACTTTATACCAACTGGTGTTCGTGCTACTTTTGCTGTTGGAAATACTACTGTTACAGGTGATTCTAACTTTACTTTAGTAGGTGTACGCTCGACATTTAGCACAGGAAGTGTTACAATAGAATCTAAGTATGACGTTACTGGTGTTCGTGCAACCTTTGCGCAAGGATCAGTGGTTGTAACGGGTAATGCTAACGTTACATTAGAAGGTGTAAGATCTACTTTTGCAACAGGCGTACCAAAATTAACAATATGGAACGGTGTGGATGACTCTAACACAGACATCTGGACTGTAGTGCCAACAGGATAAGGATAAAATGGTAGATTCAAACATATTAAATTTAAACTTGATGACTACAGGATCTAATTCTGGAACCTGGGGTACAGTTACAAATGAAAATTTACAAAAATTAGAACAAGCAATGAAAGGATACATTGCTGTATCTATAGGAGGCAGTTCTCCACAAGCACTTACAATTGCAAGTGGTGGAACAGGAAGTGGTGTACAGCAACCTAATGCAGCTTTAAAGTTTATAGGGTCCATGTCTACAAATGTGACAGTAACATGTGAAGCAAATAGTAACTGGTATATTATTGATGATGCTACAACTAAAAATGGATACACATTAAGTTTTGGTCCTACGGGTGGCACAGCTGTTGATCTTGTTGCAGGGTCTAAACATTTAATTTACACTGATGGTTCTACAGCTTTTGATGTTTTAGCAGATGCTGGAAATGTTAAAGCTAATGGCACATTGCAAGCAACAGGTGATGTTACTTTAAACGGAGGTTCTTTTTCTTTTAACTCAAGTTTAGCTGATAAAGATGCTGTCTTTGCCGGTGATACACAAGCAAACTTATTATTTACAGATGCAAGCACAGACCGTGTAGGAATTAACACAGCCTCTCCAACGACACAATTAGACGTTGCAGGAACTTTTAGAGCTACAGGTGCTGCTACTTTGTCATCTACTCTAGGTGTTACGGGATTACTTACTGCATCCACATTAACAGCTACAGGAAATGTTGAAATAGATGGTGGAAATTTTACTTTTAATGAAACAGGTGCTGCAGTAGATGCAAAATTTGAGGGAGATACTGACACAGCTTTACTAGTTACTGATGGTAGTGCTGACCTTGTTGGTATAGGAATTGCTACACCTGCCGGTGGTAAACTGGAAATTAATCAAAATGATGCAGCTGGTGCAATAGCTTGTTTATCCTTGGATCAAGATGATACAGATCAAGAATTTATTTATTTTGATGGGACATCTGCTGGAGATAGTACAAAAAGTTTATCTTCTTCAACAGCAACCGCAGGAACAAAGCAAGGAGCGATACGTATTAATGTAAATGGAACGGATCGTTGGATAAGATTTTACGATTCAGCTGTATAGGAGTTACATGACTCTTATAAAAGTACCAATAGCTCCCGGAATAGATCAACAAGACACCGAGTATGGTGCTGAAGGTAGATGGTTTTTTGGTAAAAATGTTCGTTTTAGATATGGCCTTCCAGAAAAAATAGGAGGATTTATAACGGTCACTACTGATGCTTTAATTGGAGCAGCACGTGGTATTGTCGATTGGTTTGATACTAGAGGAGAACAATATTTAGCTACTGGCACTAATAAAAAATTATATGTCTATCAAAATAATGCGTGGTATGACATTACACCAACACGAGATTCTGGTACTGGTAATATTACTGGATGGATTACTGTAATTAATTCACCGACAGTAACTGTAACAGACGCATCGCACGGTGCTATAGAAGGTGATTTTGTAACTATTACAAGTGTAAGTGGTGCTGTTAACGGTATACCTGCAGCTACTTTACAAAATAAACAATACGAAATAATAGAAGTTGTATCTACTTCACAATACAAAATTACAGCAACAGCTAATGCAACAAGTAGTGGTGCTTCTTCCACAACAGCTAATGCTGCTTATGAAATTAATACTAACCCTGCTACATCTATCGCCGGTTACGGTTGGGGTGCTGGTACATGGGGATTATCTACATGGGGTACAACTAGAGCTGGTCTTGCAGCTCCTAACTCAGTACAGTTAGACTCAGGTAAATGGTCCTTGGACACTTGGGGGGAAGATTTATTAGCATGCCAGTTTAATGGTTCTTTATATTATTGGGATACTTCAGCTAGTTATGGTACTCCTGTAGCTGCAACTATTGTTGCTAATGCACCTACACAAAATAGATTTGTTTTAGTATCTGGTACTGATAGACATGTTATATGTTTTGGAACACAACTTATTGGAACAACAACACAAGATGAAATGTTTATTCGTTGGTCAGATCAAGAAGATCATACTTCTTGGACACCAACATCTACTAACACTTCTGGATCACAACGATTAACTGATGGTAGTAAATTAATTACTGCTAAAAGATCACGTGGTGCGGTGTTAGTATGGACAGATACAGCTTTATATCAAATGCAGTTAGTAGGTGCACCATTTACATTTGGTTTTTCTCAGTTAGGTTCTGCATGTGGAGCTATTGGATTACATTCAGCTGTTGAATCAAATGGTAATTCATTTTGGATGGGTAAAGATTCTTTTTTCGTTTTTGATGGTTCTGTTAAAAAAATACCATGTAGCGTAGAAGACTATGTATTTGAAAATATAGACCAAGCATCACAAAAAGATACATTTGCTTGTTTAAATAGTGAATTTAATGAAGTAACATGGTTTTACCCTTCTAGTGGTTCACAACAAATAGATAGATATGTAACTTACAATTACCAAGAACAAACATGGTCTATTGGAGATTTAGCTAGATCATCATGGGTTGATAAAGGTGTATATGATTTTCCTTATGCTTTGGATTATAATTCTACTAGTTCTACAACACCTATAACGCCGTTATCACCAGCTACAGAAATATCTGGAGTTACCAATGGACGTGCATTAATGTATGCGCAAGAAAATGGAACTGATGCAAATGGTGCAGCCTTAGAATCAGAATTAAATTCTGGTGCTTTTGTTATACCAGAAGCAGGTGAAAGATTAATGGCTATAAAAAGATTTATTCCTGACTTTAAAAATATTTCAGGAAATGTAAATGTAGATTTAATTTTTAAATTATATCCTACATCAAGTTCTACAACAATAGCAAGTACAGTTACGCCTACAACAACAAAAGTTGACACACGTGCACGTGGACGACAAGCACAAATTAGTATAAAAACTACAGGAGTGGGAGACAACTGGAGATACGGAACTTATAGAGCTGATGTACAACAAGACGGAATGAGATAATGGCACAAATAGTATTACCAAGAACGCCTCAAGGAACACAAGAATATGATAAGGTTCAAATAGATAAACTAGTTAGTAACCTAGAACAATTAATTTTACTGCTTAATAGTACTTACACGCCGGAAACGTTGCGTAATGACGACGAAGCTTTTGCATGGTTTAATGGCTAACGTATATACTAATTATAAAAAAGATTTAGCTACAAACACTAATCCTGTAGTATTATATACAGTGCCGGATAAGGTACAAGCTGTTATTAAATCTATTAGAGTCAGTGATGATTCTGGTTCTGGTAGTACCATTACAGCTACAATTACAGATATAGGTACAAATGTGTTTAATATAGCTTATAATGTGGCTGTAGCAGCCAATACTCCAGTAGAATTATTGACTGAACCCCTTGTAGCAAAGCAGGGAGAGATAATTACAGTAACACCAGGGCATGCAGATAGGCTACATGTGGTTCTTTCGGTGCTTGAAATTAGTAATAATACTTGATATAAGGAGTAAATATGCCTATAAAAGATGATAGCGTAATAGAATATGTAGAGATTAACGGGGAACAAGTTCCTAAAGTTGTGGTCCCTGCAGAAATAACTATTACCAACACATTAACAGGTAAGGAATATGGGTCAGCAGAAGAAGCTGACGCTGACGTAGCCGATCCTGCAACAGACACGCAATCACACCACATTCGACAGGATGTAAAAGTTAGTGTCGCAATCCATAAAATTTTAGAGGGAGCCGTAGGAAAAGTATAATGGTTGACGAAGCACAAAGACAGAGAACTAGATTTAAACCTTCAGGAGATAATAATCGTATTAGAACTTCGGGAGCTATGGGAACTCTTAGAAGAGTAATGCAAGGGTTACGTAATAGACAAAGATCTATTAACGATAGAAAAAATTATGGTGCAGGAATTATGGCTGCAAGAGCAGCAAACAATCCAAATATAGATTCCGAAGGTTATAACCGTGAAGTTTTAAATAGGTTATATGGTCCAGCTTTTGTGGGTTATAGTGAAGATCCAAATAGAAGATCACAAATGATGATTGATAGAATAATGGATTTTGATCAAAGAGATTCCGATACGCCTGTTGATACTCGAGAACTAGGTCAGTATACCGATGCTTTAAATGCTTTAAACGATGCTCGTTTAAATAAAAGACTTGTCAATGAGATGTATTTACCTGATGAAGATAATCCATACGAAGATTTACCTCAAATTGCTTATGCAATAGATGGGCCAGGAATGGTTCAAGGACAAGATTTACCTATGCCAGATGTAGGAATGCCAGTAAGAGCTGGAGATTTATATGGAGATCCAACTTATTCAGGTAATTATGGAACAGCTACACCTATTGGCATGTATCCAGTAGATGGTGATGTTGATTTGACTAATGTTGCTAATCAAATGGGCAGAGGAAACCCTTATTTACAAGATTTATCTTATACTATGGCAGGACCTAACGCTAATTATTTTGATGAAATATTAGATGATGAAGGAAATGTTGAAGGGTATTCAATGAATAGATATCCTGATGATTCAGAATTTAGAGATCCTGGATATAATATTAGGGATATACCAACAGAAAGAAGACTTGAAGGAACTTTACGTGATTTCCAGCAAATGATGCCTGCTCCAAGTTATCCTGATTTTGGAGAAACTTATGAAGTTGATCCTATGGCAGGAACATTTCTTGGTGATGTAGGATACTCTAATGATCCTTATTATGAATTAGGAACTGGAATAGTGTATGATGCACCTTTTGGTGGTACAACATATAATACGGGTGGAATGGATGCCGGTGACATTCTTAGACCAGTTGAAAAAAGACAATTTCCTGATCAAATGTCAGGAGCATTTGGATTACCTTTTAATTTACTTCAAGACCCCGGCGCAGACGGTGGTATTTTTGATTACTTTGGCAGAAAAATAGAAGGTGATGAAATAGATGAAGAAAATTATGAACCTTATAA